AGCCAAGACTGCAAATCCGCGATTTAAAAACGCAATCGGGCTAACACTTCGCAAATGCTGCTGATCGAAAAAGGCAAACCGACGCAGAAATGGTGCCCTAAGCACAAGCGCTTGCACCTGATGCGCCGTAAGTGTGCCCGATGCGTTGCGGAGCGGAGGCGGGCCGAAGAGTTCCTGAGATTCGCGCAAGCGTACCGCGCGGAGCACGCACGAGCAGTTTAGTAGGTCTATACGTGATACCAGCGGTGGTAACAGAAAGTGATACCAAAAGCGGTATCAGTGGCGCCGGTAAAACCAAGGCGCGATACGCCCGAATCCCGTGGGATGTGCTGATTGATCCGCGGCTGAAATCGCGTGACGTGCGCATCTACGGGTTGCTTGCTGCGGCTGCCTTTCAGGGCACAAGCGCACAGGTGGGGACGCGCCGAATGGCGAGCATTGCGTGCTGCTCTCTGCGAGATGTGGCTCGAAGCCTCTCCGTTCTCGCGAAATGCGGGCACATCGAGAAAAGTGATACCAAGCGCGGCAGGCGGGCTATTTACACGCTCACGTCGCCGGTATTCGGTCAGAAGCAGCGGGCAGGCGTCGACGAGGTGCCNNAGCCCGAGCAAGACCCGGCGGCTCGCCAGCGTGAGGACAGCGTGAAGGGCCGCAAACCAAAGCCCGCCAGCCGGCAGATCAGCGAAGGCGACCCGCGAAAACTCGGCAAGCACAAGCTGATCGACAAACTGAACGCCGAGCCGCACGCGACGAGCGGCCTGCCAGATTGTCCAGCGCACCTGAAGGGGCGAGCGCGCGCAGCGTGGGCATTCTGGGCGGAAGAGCTGGCCGTGATGGACCTGGACCGGAAGCCGGATGCTCAGATGCTCGAGGGTGCCTGCGTCCACTACGCGCGGGCAGTTCAGGCTGACGGCATCCTTGAGCGCGACGGGTTGACGGTTGAAGAGTCGGTCATCGACGAGGAATCCGGCGAGCGGATCGTGCTCAAGATCAAGAAGCACCCGGCGGTCGAGATCAGCAATGCCGCCTGGCGCCATCTGCGCGCGTTCTGCAGCGAGTTCGGGCTGTCTCCGGTCAGTCGTACCCGGCTGGCGGTCGAGAAACACGCGAAGACCGGGCCCGAGGACTTGGCCGCCATTCTGGGGGCTCCCCGGGAGCCGCGGACGTCCGTGAATTGATGTGCCGTTTTCCCAGCCACACGCAGACGTCGCTCTCAATTTCTTCGAGCGGATCCTCAAGCACAGCGCCGATGAGTGGTGGGGCAAGCCGTTCATTCTCGCGCCGTGGCAGGAAGACGCGATAAGCCAGATCTTCGGGAACATCGACGAAGCCGGGAATCGGACGATCGAGTTGGTCTATCTGGAAGTGCCCAAAAAGAGCGGGAAGACCGAGATGGTAGCCGGTCTAGTGCTGTTGGTGCTCGTGCTGTCGTCGGAGCCCGGATGCCAGGTCTACGGCGCGGCGGCTGCAACCCGTCAGGCACTCAACGTCTATCGTGCGGCTTGCAAGATGGTGGAACAGTCCCCGATCTTGAGCCGGCGGCTGCGCATTATGCGCGGCACGAACCGAATCCTGAAGCGCAGCGATCCGGACTCGTTCTATGCGGCGGTCGCGGCCGATGGCGACTTCGGGGACGGCGTTAATCCGGCGTTTGTGGTCGCCGACGAGGTCCACCGGTGGAAGACGCGCAAGCAGCTCGAGAACTGGGATGTTCTTTCGAAGGGCGGAATCACCCGCCGGCAGACGCTGACGGTCGCGATCACGACCGCCGGCGTGCAGGACGAATCCCCGCTTGCGTGGCGCCTGCACGAGAAGACAAAACGGATCGCCGATGGCATCGTGAGTGACCCGCGATTCTACGGGCGCATCTATGCTGCTGACCGAAAGGATGATCCATCGGACCCGGCGACGTGGTTGAAAGCAAATCCTTCGCTGCTCGAAAACGGCGGGTTTCTGGACAAGGAGAAGATCCGCAAGGAATACGAGTCGGCGGTATCAGAGGGGAATCTGACGGCGTTCAGCCGGTACTTTTTGAACATCTGGGATCAGAAGGACGACCGCGCTATCAACCTAGCGGAGTGGGACGACTGTGTTGGTCCGTGGGTAGCGCGTGGCCTACTCGAAAAGATGCCGGGAGATGTAGTGCGGCCACTTCCGCACTCCGTGCTCAAGCATTTTATCGAGCGGAGATGCTGGGCAGGGGTCGACTTGTCGATGACGACAGACATGACGGCCGTGGCCTTTCTGTTCCCGTGTGATGGAGAAGACGAGACATACGACGTCTTGCCATTCTTTTGGCTGCCGGACGGGAAACTTCGAAAGCTTGAGGTGGCTCTGGGTGTTCCGCTTTCCCAATGGGCAAAAGATGGCTTCCTGGAACTGTCTCCGGGCAATGTGATCGACTACCGGGAAGTACAGGCGCGGCTCGAATGGGGCGCGTCCATGTTCGACTTGCAGGAGATCTGCTGGGATCCCTACAACACGCGGCAAATCTCGGTGGACATGCTAGAAAAAGGCCACAAATGTACTGAGGTTCGGCAGGGTTTCATATCGCTGAATGAACCCACCAAAAAGTTCCTTGAGTTGGTGGCTCGTGGGCGACTGCATCATGGAGGGCACCCGATTCTGCGGTGGAATGCGGCCAGCGCCGCGACGGTCCCCGATCGCAACGACAACATGATGTTCAAAAAGCCGGATCGGAGCAAAACGACGGCGCGCATCGATGGAATCGCCGCGACGGTTGACGCTCTTTTCCGGGCGATCGTGGCCGAGCCTGAATTCTCCTATGCGAACGTCCGGAGCGTGGGGTAATGCCGTTCCCGGCGCTCACCGCGGCGCTGAAGGGAATTGCGGCGGGGTTCGGCTCGGAGCGGGTCGAGCTGAAGGATCTGGCGTTCGATCCTGGTTCGTGGAATCCGGCCGATTTCCAGCACAACGGGTTTTATCGGATCGCCGGCGCACTTGCGGCCAGCGGGCCAGCGTGGTCGGGCGAGACGGTCGGGTTGAACGCGGCTCTGAATCACTCGGTCGTATGGGCGTGCAATCGGATTATCAGCGAGACGCTCGCGATGCTGCCGCTCGTGCTGATGCGGCAGGATCCGGACGCGCGCCGGGTGGACACAAAGCATCCGCTCTACCGGGTATTCCACAACGCGCCGTCGGAAGAGATGACGGCGATGACGTTTCGCGAGACGCTCACGAGCCATTGCGTCTTGCAGGGCAACGCATATGCGGAAATCATCCGTCGCAACGGCAGCGGTACGGCCATCGAGTTGCGACCGCTCGATCCCGGCCAGGTCAAGCCGGATCGGGACAAGCAGGGGCGCCTCGTTTACGTAATCAAGCAGGGCAGCGCACAACCGCGGACGCTGACGATCGAACCCGGAAAGCCGCACCCTATCCTGCATATCAAAGGGCTGAGCCCGGACGGAATGCGCGGATACTCGGTGATCGAGGTCGCGCGGCAATCGATCGGCACGGCGATCGCGGCCAACCGGAATGTGGCGAGTTTCTATCGCAACGGCGGCCGGCTGCCGTATTACCTGGAGCACCCGAACCGATTTCGATCGGATGCCGAGTTTGAGCAGTTTCGCGCGAAGTGGGAAGGGACGTACGCGGAGCCGCATAAGGCTCCGATCCTTGAGGGCGGCATCAAATACAACCAGATCGGAGTCAGCGCGCGCGATGCGCAACTGCTTGAGACGCGGCTGTTCGACATCCACGAGATCTGTCGATGGTTTCGAGTGAGTCCACACCTGGTCGGGGATCTCAGCAGGGCGACGTTCAGCAATATCGAGCAGCTCGCGCTCGAGTTCGAAAAGATGACGCTGGGCACATGGATCCAGCGCTGGGAGCAGGAAATCTGGCGCTGCGTGTTCACACCGGAAGAGAAGAATCAGGGATATTTCGTCAAGCACAATGTCAACGCCTTGCTTCGCGGTGACTTTCAGTCGCGCATGAAGGGCTATTCAACGATGCTACAGAACGGCATCGCGAGCGTGAACGAGGTCCGCGACCTCGAGGACCTCAACGCGATCCAGGGCGGAGATAGCCACTTTATACAGCTCAATATGCAACCTATCTCCGACGGTGAGAACGCGGTGACGCCTACGGCGACTGCGCTCGTGCGACTGGGCGAAGACACTTCATCTGTTTGAGGAACCAACTATGCCAGCGATAGCAGTGCAGCACACCGCGACAAGCGGCGCGGCCTGGGATGGGTCGGCCGCGAAGTCTAACCTCAAAAACGACGGGACCGAGGCCTACTATCGCAGAGCTTTCGCTTGGCAATCGGCGGACGGAGACCCGACTACAAAGGCAGCGTACAAGTTCATTCATCACGAGGTATCGGGCGACGGCGAGATAGGCGCTGCGAACCTGACGGCATGTTCGGCCGCGATCGCGGTGCTCAACGGTGGCCGCGGCGGCGCCAATATCCCCGAGGCCGACCGCAAAGGCGTTCACGCGCACGTCGGAGCGCACCTGAAGGACGCAGGAAAGGACGTACCAGAATTGAAATCACGCAGCGTGCTGCCCGGTCATCTACGGGTCGAAATTAAGGCTCTCGCGGAGGACGGCACTTTCGAAGGCCTGCTCAGCGTGTACGGCGTTGTTGACTCCGGCAAGGACGTCGTCGAACCCGGCGCGTTCACGAAGACCATCGAGGAGCGCGGATCGGTTATCCCGCTGCTCTGGCAGCACGACACGAAGGAACCCATCGGGCAGCTAGATCTTATCGACGGGCCAGACGCGCTGCGCGTGAAAGGTCGGTTGCTTCTCGATCTTCCGATGGCCCAGAAGGCCTACCTGCTGCTCAAGGCGGGCATTATCAAGGGCCTCAGCATCGGGTACGAGGCGATCAAGAAGGAGATGGACGGCGGCATCCGCCACCTGAAGGAAGTTCGGCTCTGGGAAGGATCCATCGTCACGTTCCCGATGCTCGAGTCCGCGGTCGTGACCGCGATCAAAGCCCGACAGCAGGACGCGCCCAGCGACTTCAACGAAGAATTCACCGAACTGCAGCTATCAATGGCGCTCTGGCAGATGCTGCAGGCGCTGCGCGAGGCGCTGACCGAGGGCATCATGTGGTCGGACCTGTCGGATGACGACACGGTCACCCTGACGACCACCATCGTCGACCAGTTCCGCGAAGCGTGCCTCAACTGGCTCCCGCAGTACCTTGCGATGCGAGCCGACGAGGACGGCGGGATGGAAATGATGGGCCGCAAGCCCGGCGAGCGGAAGGTCGGCCGTACCATCAGCGCGGAGACCGCGCGCGCAATCAAAGCCTGTCATCAGAAGATGCAGGACGGCATGGCCTGCCACGAAGAGGCCTCAAGTTTGTTGCTCTCACTCCTCGA